CATCAATATTATACCCATATCAAAATAAAAACAGGTTATTCACTCAATCATTACCCTTGATTTACTAATTGATATATGTATTTCACCACCAGCATATCATACTGTTATCTAAGTAATGTTTCTTATAGATTATCTGACCTAATAAACACATACAAGTCATATTTATTGATATGAATGTTTCAATAAAATGTATCAACTTAATCAAACACTTTGAAGGTTGTAAATTAATTGCTTATAAGTGTCCAGCTGGTATTCCAACAATTGGTTATGGTAATACTTATTATAAAGATGGTTCAAAGGTTAAGCTTGGTGACCAGATAACACAAGAACAAGCTGATGAATTACTTCTTATTATTCTTGAAGACTTTATTGAATCGGTTCAGCATTTGGTAAAAGCACCTATCAATCAAAATCAATTTGATAGTCTTGTATCATTTGTATATAATGTTGGTTCTGGTAACTTTCAGAAATCAACATTATTAAAGAAGGTGAATCTAAATCCAGCTGATGCCAGTATCAACTTAGAGTTTATGAAATGGAACAAAGCAAAGGGTATTGTGTTGAAGGGTTTAACCAGAAGAAGACAAGCTGAATCTGATTTGTATTTCACTAATTAAAAAAGGTCACCAAATTGGTGACCCTTCTTTCAAATTAATAAACCTATATTAATTAAGCTGGTTCTTTTGATTTATTTGGTCTTTATTTTTAGTTCCTTAGCTATCATCTTAAGTTGTTCATCATCTGTTGTATTTAGTTCTGGTTTTGTTCGACATTCAAATGATTTAATAACACCACCAACTTTTTTGATTGATACAGTAACAGATTCATAATCGATTAAATTATATAACCATACTTGTGTTTTTGCTTTATCCTTACACTTATATGGTGATTCTTGAAGTTTATAGAATTTATCGTGATTGTAATAAATTTGACCCTTTAATGAATTAATATAATCAATAGTTAACTTCTTAGCTTCTTCACTAATTTCTTCGTGTTCATTAAAATCAACAATTTCTTGTGTATCAATTTCATTATTAAAGCCTTTTATTATAAAAATTCCAGATGAAATTGATTCCCAATCAGCTTGATTTTGTGCTGGTTTTTTAATTTCTTCTTGCTTAACTTCTGGTTTTGGTGCTTGAATTGGTTCTGGTTCAGTCTTACCAAATAGTTTTTTAAATAGATTCATATTGATTATGCTGCTGGTTCTTTTGATTTATCATATGCTTCAACAACACTTTGTATATTATTATTGATTGAAGTGATTCAAATATATGAATTTTTGGTATTCAAAAATAAAGACTTTTCAAAATGCTACAATTTATAGCATTAGGTTCTTATCAAGTTTCATATATTTATGGTATGTTATTAAGGTACTTATATAGAAGCTTTGGTGTTATGTTAACCAATAAACCTTACAGGTGGGAAATTGAATTCAAGAAGATACGTGAAGAAATTGAATATGAAGAAGAATTAAAAAAAAGAAGAAAATAAAAAGGGACATATGTCCCTTTTTTTATTTGATGGTATCTGTTATTAATTGTGTACCAGATGCTGAACCTTCATAATGAAATGAAAGTATATTATTCACATAGATATCATATTTAAAAAAAGCATCAGTTAATTGAACACCAATTATATCACCAGCCTTAACAACATAAGTTTGGTTTTGTGTTGGATTTTCTGGGAATGCAAGACCGTTAATAATAACACCAATACTAGGTGTACCAGTTGGTATTGCAGTTATTGTATACTGAATACTCATATTCTTATATACAACAGGTGTTGTGGTTTGAACTGGTGCAGCTGGTGCTGGTGATGTTTTCTTACAAGCAACAATTGATATTGCAAGTAATGCTATTAGTATTAGTTTTTTCATAGTAGTTATTTTATTTGTTAATCTGGTCTTTATTTTTTTCTTGCATCATACTAGTGAATACAATCTGATTTTGTTCTTGATAATGTTTTCTAAGCACTTGGATATCCATATCCATTATGATACTTGTTTGGTTGGTGATTGATTCAACACAATCATTTAGATAGTCACGTATCTTTGCAGCAGTTTCAAAATCTTCATCATCAATTGCTTTGATAAGGATAACATTTGATTTGATAAGTTGATTCACAAATTCTTCACTTATTGCATTAGCATATTGAAGGTTTGTTTGGGTTTTAAGTTGTTTAAGCTTTTTCATTAGTACTGATTATATTTCTTAGCATATCAATCATATATGCTTTATCACTTGGTTCAACCTTACCAGTTGGTGTTTCATTTATCTTAAATTCATTATCATAAGATTCATTTAGTTGATTTAATAATTCATCATCAGTCATAGGAATGGTGATATCTTGAACATCTGAATCAAGAAGGTCATTAAATTCATCATCATTCAGATGAATATATTTTGGGTTAATTGTTTCAGCTTCACAACCAGTTACAAGTGTAAATAGCTTATTGAAGTCTTTTCTTGATATTGAATAGTTTGTTTTCATATTGTTTCTTTATAATAAATATCTGGCATTTTCAGAAAAGCCAAATTATTTTCATTTATTTTATGCTTAAGTAAATAAAAGTTGAATATTTATTTCCTTCTTTCTTTTTGATGATTTCTTTGGTAATCTTACCAGCTTCAATAAGGTGTTTTATTTCGTTTTTAAGCTGGGTTGATGATGCTTGTGATAAGTAAGATGCTTCAACGTATCTTAAACGTCCAGCACGTATTATATCAGATAATAATGATGTTGTTGTAAGTGTCATAGTTAAGCTATTTGTTTATTATTCATTAGTTGTTTAAGCACAGGGTTTGATTTAACATCATCAACCATTTCATCAATTGAATCATATCCATTAATCTTTATATGATTAATAAATTGTTCAGCAACATCATCTGGATAACCATATGTATCTGACATAAGCTGAAATTCCTTCATAATAACAGTTGATGGTGTTTTTAAGTTATTTTCAATTGGTGCAGAAATGGCTTCTGGTTCAGCAGCTGGTGCAGCAATAGCTGATTCAATTTTCTTTGGAAGTGGATTCTTTTCATCAACAAAGATGATTGCTTTACGGTTCTTGTATTGACGTTTACCATCAATATCAGATTTGGTCTTGAAAAAGATGATACCAAGTTCTAAAAGATACTTAATGTCACGTTTAAGTGTTGGTAATGATATACCAAGAATCTTAGATAAGTTTTCTTGTGTATCATAGAAGAAACCATCTTCACGTTGATATCCTTTGAAGTAACTTATTATGATAGTTTGTGATAAGCTAAATCTTGGGTCTTGAAGTAGTTTATAATCTACTTGAATGAATAGTTCTTGTTTTGGGGTTGTTTTCATTTGTCATTTTATTCTGGTTTTATGTTATTCTTTTTATTACTGATTGGTAACCGAGCCAGAAGCTAGGGGTTAATTAGACCCCCAGCACTCGGTGCAGTTGTTGACCAACTACATTAATAAATATCAAGACTTTGAGCAAAAGACAAAAAATCTTTAATTATATTCAACAATACTTCTTTTTTACCTTAAGTAAATAGTTGATGTTGATTTCAACTAAATTAAACCCACAATAAAAAAATAACAGGTTATTCACTCGGTTGAAGTGGTGTTTTACTCATTTCTTTGATTTAATAGATTAGATAGCCTATTATTGGTAAAATCTTGGTTGAAGGGTGTTCTTAATCCAGAAGTATCAAATTGATACTTTATGCAGAAGTATCAAATTGATACGTTTAAGAAGTGTCAAATTGATACTTCTCTACATATTAGATTATAACTAATAAGATTATATATACTTATAATAATAAATAATAAATAATATAAATTATATATATAATATTTAATTTATGTAATAAAGTATCAATTTGATACTTCTATAATTATTCCTTTAGGTATTGAATAAACATCATCTCAACTAGCGAAGCAACACGTAGTGTTTTTCTTTATTACATTAATCCTTAGCATAGATAAACAACATCTCAACAGCGAAGCACCCCGAAGGGGTTAACATCTCTTATATTAAAGATATATGCCTTTAGGTATTATATAAACACCATCTCAACGAAAAACCTTTTCACATCTCAACACCTTACAGGAATAGAACCAACCAAATCATCAACACCCGAAGGGTACAAGAACCAACCTTTGGTGATATAGGTAATCATATCAAACAAAACAGCTTCCAGCATATTTATTAATATGCAATCAATAGAACAAATCATCAAGGAATACAACAGGTACATCTTAGTTATGGCTTCAAGCTTTAACCAAGATGAACACTTTGATGATTTAGTTAGTGCTGGTAATATCGGATTATGGAATGCTTATCAAAGGTTTAATCCAGAACTAGGTAAGCCATTTATCACATATGCTAGCATCTGGGTTAAAAAAGAAATGCTTGATTATCTAAACAAGTATAGCCGTACCATTTACCTTCCAGCTAACCGTGTTACAGAAGCCAGAAATGGGTCTTATGAACCAACAACTGGTACAATATCATTATCTAACCCTGTTGGTGATTCTGGTGCTGTTTTAGCTGACTTTATTCCAGAAGATGCACAAGAAGATGTTCCAGCTTATGGTGGTCTTAGAATGGCTATAAATCGATTAAAGGAACGTGACCAAGAATTGATTAAGATGTATTATGGCTTAGCACCATATGAAGAAATGAACTTCAAAGAAATTGGTAAGGTCACAGGAACAAGCAGACAAGCAGCAGAAGAAAAAATAAAAAGAATATTAAATGTTTTAAGAAATGACCCATCAATCCAACAATCAATTATATAAAGAAATCCTGGACTTAACACCCAGATTCAGCTTCTGGTACAAATTAGACCGTGGTGACCAAACAACTGTATTAACCAAGATATTCTTGCTTATTCAACCAAGAATCCAAAGTGGTCATATACCATCAGAACCAAAAGAACGTGAAGGATATATGATGATAACCATTAAGAATGAAATATATAAGATGTTGAATCATAATAGAACCAAGAAAAGAATGTTTGAAAAGCATCTGGTTGATGAATCTGAATATGATATCATATCAGAACCACTTATTGGTGAATCAGATTCAAGGATTATCATCAATCAATTAAAACCAATAAGCCGTGCCATTTACAGGTGGCATTTAAGAGGCTGGACACATAAAGATATAAGTAAGGCTATTGGAATAACAGAATCTGGTGTATTTCATAGAATGCAAGTAATAAAAAAGCAGCTAAATCAGATGATTTTGGAAGTTATTTGAAAATAAATGAAAATAGTTTGGCTTTTCTGAATTTCCAACATATTTATTATAAAGCAACAATAAATATGAAGATTACAACACTACAAGAAGACCAAGCAAAGTTCACATTTTATAATATTCGTGAACGTCTAGCAGCAAATCAGCTAATGGAAGCTGACCAATTAATCACCATTACACATACAAGTGACGAAGAAGCATTTACTTCTTGGGACGTGTGCTTAAATTCTGGCAGTACAAAGGCTGTATGTGAAATTAAGGTAAGAAAGCTATTTACAGATTCATTTCAAGATTTCATTCTTGAAAAACATAAATATGATGCACTTATTGAAGTTTGCAATAGACCAAAGGCAAAAGAAAACAATCTTCAACCACTTTACATTAATTTTTTCTTTGATAAGATTGCTGTTTGGAATATATCAAAGCTAAAAGAAAGTGATTTTGTTAGTGTTGAATTACGTGCAACAAGTGTTGATGGTTGTGAAGATACAAAAGATAAGATGGTCACGTATCTAAAGATAGAAGATGCACACATCATCAACTATGAATTGGATTATAACAAATTAAATGTGAATGCAAAGACCATCTTCAAATATAAGTACCCTAATAATAAACTAAACATAAACTAATGAAAACAGAAACAACACACCAAGTAATGATTGAAATACTAGCAAATCTAGTTGCATTAAATCAGAATCAAAAAGACTTCCAGAAGTCACTAGAAAATAACATCAGACTAGCTGATGATATATTAATCCTTAACCCAAATGAACAAGCAAGAATTAATTAAAAACCTTGATATACTATTTTCACTAGCTGATGAACCAGCAGTTGACCGTGACTACATTCTTAATGAAGTAGCAAATTCAAAATTATATAATGAAGTTCTTGAAAGATACATTCCTTATGATACTGAAGAAAGAAATGAATTCAAACAATACTTATTTGGTATACTTTGCACAAAGCCAGATTCAGTTATTGAAGACCTTTGGAATAAGAAACAATTTATGTACTGGTATGTAGGAATCATCAGAAATAACATCATAAGTAGTACCAGCCCTTGGCATAGAAAGCACCGAACTTATGACCACAAGTTCACCAATCAAGTTCCAGAAGATATTGAAGAAGTTAAGTTTGATTTCCTGTTGATTGAAGAAGAAGAAGAAAAGCAAATGAAAATAAATCTGGTTGACGAAGCTATTGGTTACCATCTAAGCAAAAACCCCAAGCTTAAGACTGAATTTGATTTGTTTAAGTTGTATTACAAAAGCAATTACAGTTACCGTGAAATAAGCAAAATGACACACATACCATTAACTGCTTGTTATCAATATATTCAAACAGCTTTGGTACTGGTTAAGAAATATGTAACCAACAAGCAACAAAATATCAAATAAGAATAAACACCCTATGAAAAGATATATCTATTGTTATGATGACAATAGATATTTTTTTTGTGGTAATCCAAGCTGTAAGTCTTGCTTGGTTCTTTACCCACTTTCAACCGATTGTAACAGCTGTTACATTTTTAAAAAGCCTTATACCATTTCAATTAAGATTCTTGATTGACCCTATTAGCTGCTGGAAGTGTTTCACCTTCTGGTTAACCCTAGTGATGACTTCTGGTGATTTCATCACAGCAGCTTTTGCAAGTCTTGTTGCTTACCTACTTGATAGATGGGTAAACAGTCTTAAGATTTATTTATAAGATGCCAATAATACCAATTAAAACAAAGATACAGATGACAAATATCAACGAAATAACACAAGCAGAATTTGATGCTTTTGTATATCACAAAACCAAGATTGAATATAACCAAGCTGAAGCTATGGACTTATTAAATCTAGTAAGAAAGTACATCAACCCAAGACAAGCAAGTTGCTTTAGTTGTGGTAATGCACTTAGAGATGCAAAAACAGTTGCAAATGAATTCTATATGGCTAACAAGGAAAAGATTCAATCAATACTTGATGCTAGGAATACACCAGCACCAGTACAAAATAACACACAAAATAAAACTAAAAAATAATGGCATTAATTAACCCAAGACATATTGCATTCCTTGATGAATACTTTGCTAATGGAATGAAAGCAACAGCAGCTTATGCAAAGGTATATCCAGATTCAAGTCTTGCAGCTTGTCAATCATCTTCTAGTGACCTAGTGAAAACACTTAAGGTTGAAATTGAAAGAAGAATGGAAATAGCAAGTGCAAAGCACGACATTAAGAAAGAAGAATTGGTTGCACACTTACAACAAATGATTCAAGACTGTATCAAAGATGGTGATAAACCAAATATGATTAAGGCTATCAACTTGCTTGCTAGAATGGGTGGTCACTTAGATTCAAGTGATATGAATACTGTATCAGCTGGAAATATCAATATCAATTTAAACTTAGATTCTAATACAGATGATAACAAGCCAGATAGTTTTATTATTCTTTAATGGAAGCAAATCCACTACTAAACATAACACCATCTTTAACCAACAAGCAGAAAGAAACACTTAAGCTTTTAATGAATCATACCAACGGTGTGAATGAAGTTTTATATGGTGGTGCTGCTGGTGGTGGTAAGTCTTATCTTGGTTGTTTATGGATTATCATTTGTTGCTTAAAGTACCCAGCTTCAAGGTGGTTAATTGGACGTGCAAAGCTTGCAACACTTCGTAAAACAACACTTAAGACATTCTTTGAAGTTGCTGCTGGTCTTGGATTAAAAGAAGGTGAACATTATAAGTTCAATCAAGTACAAAATGAAATCAAGTTCTTTAATGGAAGTGAAATCATTCTTAAGGATTTATTCAGTTATCCAGCTGACCCAGATTTTGATAGTCTTGGTTCATTAGAAATTGCTGGTGCTTTTATTGACGAAGCAAACCAGATATCAGAAAAAGCAAAAAATATTGTAACCAGTAGGATAAGACACAAGCTTGATTTGTTTGGTATCAGTCCAAAGATACTTATGACTTGTAATCCAAGCAAAAACTGGATTTATAATGAATTCTATAAGAAGACCCTTGATGGTAATATTGAAAATTATAAGAAGTTCATTCAATCATTAATTACAGATAATCCATTTATAAGCAAGCATTATATCACAGGTCTTCAAAGACAAGACGAAGTGACCAAGCAAAGATTATTGTTTGGCAATTGGAATTATTCAGATGATGAATTAAGTCTATTCAACTATGATAGAATTATTGAAATGTTTGATGATGATGATTCACCAAGTATATCTGGTTCAACATATGTTAGTATTGACGTTGCACGTCTTGGTAAGGATAAGACTTGTATACAGGTTTGGAAGGATTTATCAATCATAGAAATGATTGAAATAAGCAAGCAACGATTAAATGAACAAGCTGATATTATCAATAAGTTAAAGCTGAAGTATGATATCAAAAACAATAATCAACTAGCTATTGATACTGATGGTGTAGGGGGTGGTCTTGCTGACCAGTTTAGGGGTTGTGTTGAAATTGTAAATAATTCAAGACCAATAGCTGGTGAAAATTACCAGAATCTTAAGAATCAATTATACTTCAAACTTGCTGATATGATTAATACAGGTTTAATCAAAGTATATGGTGCTTCTGAATCAATTAGAACCAGATTAACACAAGAACTTATGATTATCAAGCGTGAAGGTGCTGACCAAGATGGTAAGCTTAAAATCACCAATAAAGAACAAATCAAGAACTTGATTGGAAGGTCACCAGATATAAGTGATGCTATGGCATTTAGAATGTACTGGTTATTCAAGAAGAATTATAAGCCAGTAGTCTTTATGTAAACACAACACAGCATAACATATTTATTATAAAAGAAAAAGAATGATAAAATTAACACTAAATGAAAATGAATATATACTAGCTGATGATTGGTCTGATGTGAATTTTGGTCAATATATCGATATACTAAACATTCAACAAGATTCATTTGAAGACCTTGAAAAGTCTATTAAGATGCTTGCAGCTTTATCTGATAAACCAAATGAACTTGAAGTTGATTTGTATGAAATGGATATTCAAGAATTCAAAGAATTATCTGAATCTATGTCTTGGATTAATACTGATTTCAAAGAAGAAGCAAACAAAGCAGAAGCAAAAGATAAGTTTGAAATAGATGGTAAGCAATATGTAATCAAGAAGACTTATAATAAGTTAACCCTTGGTGAAATGGTAAGTGTTGAAACACTTCTTAAGAATCCAAATTTCAATCATCAAGAAATTGCACTTGGTGTATTACTTCGTGAAGTTGTTGATGGTAAAGAAAAACCATTTAATGAAGATGACTTTATGTATGTAATCAATACACTTAAATATAAAATCAATTTGATTGGTGTATACAATTACATCACTTTTTTTTTGTCTGGCGTGGGAACGTCTACAACAAAGAATTCAAAGGGCTTTTCGGTGGTCAAGATTTAAAGACATCTGACTTAACCCAAGAACAAATTGAAGAATTGGAAGTGGAACAAAAGCAAGAACAAGCTTTTGGATTTGCAAGATGGTCTTGGTTTGCAGTAATAGAAAAGCTTTCACAAGGTGATATAACAAGATTTGACCAAGTAACAGAACAAAACTTTATAAGCTGCTTAAACCTTTTAAGCTATTGGAAAGAAAAAGATGAAATGGAAGAAAAAATCAGAAAACAAATAAAACAAAACAAGATATACTAAATGTCAAACTTTCTAACATACAACAATATCATAGACATCTTAAAAGATGTTGCAACACGTCACCAACAGGTGAATACTTTTTTCTTAGGTAAAGATTATGACCTTGAAAATGATGGTGATATTCAATACCCATTACTTCAAGTTTACCCAACACTTGCAAGAATGCCAAGAAATTCAAATGGTGAATATAAAACCATAGAAATTAATCTAGCTTGTAAGGTTGTTGACCTTGAACAACAATCACAAAATAATGAACGTGACGTTCATAGTGATACACTTCAAATTGCACAAGATATTATTAATGAATTAAACCAACACCCATATTACAATTCATCAAATGTTTCAATCTTGAATGATATTCAACTTGAAAATCTTGAAGAATTTGAAGATGATATGTCAGCTGGTTGGTCATTTGAATTAAGTCTTCAACTGGTAAATAACAATACATTTTGTGGACTTCCATTTGACCCAATTGAAGGATTAACTTATAATGGTGCAGTAAGTACTGGTTATACATATACAAGTGCATTTAATTGTGCAGACCTTATTGAATGTCCAATTATAGTTGACCTTGGTGATGACATTACACAAATCAATTCAATTCTTTCTGGGTTAACAGGTTCAACATTTAGTGGTACAACAAATTATTATTCAAAGTTTACATCTGGTGGTACAATAAGTAATGGTATTCTTTATGATAATGGTGCTGCTGGTGTATTTGTTGCACCACCAACTGATAATGCAAGTTTTTCTATTGTTTCACCTTCTGGTTTTTATTATCCAGCATTAGGATTCTATAATAATGGTGGTACACCACTTGGTGAAATTTCTGCTTATGCTAATTCACTTTATATAAGTGGTGCTGGTGCACCAACTACACCATTACTTGTTTCAAGTGTTGTTCAATTCCCTTACTTATATGCGACAGCAAATACACTTACTTATGTTGATTCAAATAATGTTTTAGGTACAGTAACACTTGGTGCTGGATTAGATTTATCAACTGGTGGTACACTTAGTGTTACTGCAAGTGGAGCCACACCAGTATGGTCAGCATCAGTTGGTAGCTATTCTATTCAAGCAATAAATGATACTGTAATCATCGCAACAGGTTCTTATGCTGTTGCTGAAGGTCAAGGTACAGCTGCTAGTGGTAATGCTGGTGCACATAGTGAAGGGTTCTTTACTACAGCATATGGTGATGCGAGTCACGCTGAAGGTTATACCACATCATCTTTTGGTAATTATTCACATTCTGAAGGTTATTATACAACTTCAACTGGCGATTTCAGTCACGCAGAAGGTACAAACTCAAAAACGGTTGGTGATTCAAGCCACGCTGAAGGTTTTAATACAACAGCACAAGGAAATACAAGTCACGCTGAAGGTTATACAACAACAGCGTATGGAGTTAATTCACACGCTGAAGGTGACTATTCAGTAGCAAGTGGATTAGGTTCACACGCTGAAGGTTTTGGTACTCACGCATTTGGTGAAAATTCACATAGTGAAGGTTATGCTACAGCAGCATTTGGTCTTAATAGTCACTCAGAAGGTAGCATTACAACAGCTAGTGGTGACTTCTCACATAGTGAAGGTAGACTTACTACTGCACTTGGTAATTCTAGCCACGTTGAAGGTCAAGGTACAACAGCACTTGGTACTTGGTCACACGCTGAAGGTAATTATACGATAGCATTTGGTGAAAATTCACATAGTGAAGGTATAACTACAACAGCACTTGGTAATCAGTCACACGCTGGTGGTTCTGGTAGTACTGCAAGTGGACAAACAAGTTTTGTTCACGGTAATGATTCAATAGCTGGTGGTTCAAGTACAATTGTACTTGGTGATAATATAACTGGTACAACTGATAATACAGTATATACACCAGATATTGTTATTGATTCAAGTAAGGTTATCAAGTCAGCAAATGGTGGTGGTGAATTAAGTCTTGATGCTTCTGGTTCTGGTGATTCAATAATTTTAAGTATTGATAATTCAGCGCATACAGATGGTCAGCTATATATGTCAAAAGGTTTCTTTGGTACTAATCTTGAATTATCATCTTTTTCAACAAGTGCTACTATAGATATTTTAACCAACGATTTAGGATTTAAGATTAGTGGTAATGATACTATGTTTGGTGCTAATAATATTAAACTATACGGTGATTCAAAACAAATAGTGATTAATGATGATTTGATTAATACTGAATATGAAGGTCTTTATTTTGGATACACTTCAAATGGTGATAGAACTGGTGGTTTAATAATTAAAAATAATTTAATTGGAACACGTCAATCAGAAATCACAAACAATCCAATAGCATTCTTAAATACAGTAAATTCATTCGCAGATATGAATGTTGTAAATAGTGTTGTACTTGGTGGTGATGGTTTAAGTGCAACAACAAGTAATACAGTTTATGTACCATACTTAAACATAAAGAACTTCACAGGTAATACAGCTGTTGCTGGTCTTGCAATTGATGCTAGTGGTAATGTTGTTACAGGTTCAACTGCAAGTAACTATTCATTTACAGGTGGTACAGTAACTGGTGCAACTAACTTCACTAATGGTCTTACAGCTAATTCATTTAGTGCAACAACTTATTTAGGATTACCAACAGATGTACAGATAACAGGATTTACTTATGATAATGCAAACCAATTTAGTATAACAAATAATACAGGTGGTACACTTAGTGTTATAGCAAATACATTTAGTGGTGTTACAGTAAATACACAATCAAATTTATATGGTGTAATTGCAACATCATTTTCTGGTTCAACAAATAGAATTGTTGAAGCTGGTGCATCTGGTTTATTAGCATCAACAAGGGATTTAATTGATTCCTTTTTAACTGGTGGTACACCTACAACACTTCTTGGTACTGCTTCAAACTGGTCACCAGCTGGTGTTTATACTGGTGCATCAATAACTGGAACTTATCAATCACAACAATATTATAATTCAACTTATTATTTTGTTTGTGTAGATGATAATGACTGGATTCGATTAGCAAGGGTTTAATAATGGCAAATGCTTACTTTATATCTGGTGGAAATGGTTTAATAAACGATTCAACAAATTGGTCAACAACAAGTGGTGGTGTAAGTGGATATACACCAACATCAACAGATAATCTTATTGTTGATGCAAATAGTTTAAATGCACCTTTAATAACAAGGTCAGCTACTTATAATAGTTTAGTTTTTAGTGATTATACTGGACTGTTTACACTTACACAAAACTTAACTTTAAGTAGTGGGTTGACTTATTCAGTTGGAATGACAACAACATCTACTGCACAAGTTGCTGTTGGAAGTTCTGTTTATCCAACTGCATTTATAAATTTTAATGGTGTTGTCCATAGTGGTGCTTTATCATTTAATAATGGTTCAATTGCATTAACTACATATACAATTACAGGTGATTTACACGTTTTAGGAACAGTCAACTTTGCAAATTCAAATTCTGGTGGTGCTGGAACAAAAGCAATTTTAAATGGTGGTAATATTTATTGTTATGCTGGTTTTGGTATATATGGAAATGGAAACAGATGGATAAGTGGAACAAGTGATATTTATTTTGTTGGTGGTGGTTCTGGTAATTTTACAAGTGGTGTTTCTGCTTTTATTTTTTTACCAATCACGTTTGCAAAGACAGGTGGAACTATAAATATGACATCTGGTGCATTATATCCACGTGGTTCAACAGTTACATATATAAGCGGAAACTTTACGAATTTTATTATAGCATCTAATGTAAGTACAAATACCATTAATACAAATAGTTTGGTTTTGTCATCTTTTCAAGTTGGTGGTGGTGCATTTAATTTAACAAGTCAATTAAATGTATCTGGTACTTTTACAAATACAGTTGCTTCAACAATAGGTGGAACTGGTGGGATTAATTGTGGAAACTTAACAACAACAGCAAATCTTTTATTTCCAACAGGAAGCACAACAAATATTTCTGGAACATTAACAGCTGTTGCAACAGCTGCTGCACCATTTACAATTGGAACAGTTTCATCTGGTTCAAGGGCAAATATGATTTTAAGCAATTCTGGAAATCAAGATGTTGCACACGTATATGGAAGGGATATTGATTCAGATGGTGGAACAACAATTTATTCATACAGGTCTGGTTCAATTGCAAGATGTGACAACTGGTCAATACTTCCAATAATAACAAGCATTAATACAAACACAATACTTAGATAAATGGCAACTTATTACTTTAGAAATGCTTCAGCAACTTGGTTGACTGCAACAAATTGGTCACTTTCATCTGGTGGTCCAGCTGATGGTTCTACACCAACACAAAATGATGATGTAATATTTGATTCAAATAGTAGGTCAAGTGTAACTCTTAATTCAAATAGAGAATGTAGAAATATATCTTTTACAAATTGGACTGGTTCATTTGATATGTCCTTTGTGTTTCTTCGTATTTATGGTAATCTAGATTGTGGTGATGCCTTGTTTTCAATTACAAATGCTGGTAGTTGGCAAATGGGTGCAACTACAGGTGTAATGAATGGTCAAACAATTAGGACAAATGGAAAAGTTTTAAGTGGAACATTATCATTTGGTTATATATCTGGTACGAATCCAATTAGGTTAATTGATGATGTAACCTGTTATCAACTGCAAAATCAATCAAATATTGGTACAGCATCACTACCAATATTTAGTGGTCAAACTATGTATGTTCAAGGTAATATTATAACAAGTTCAACTGGTAGAAATTTATATACAACAACACCAATAAAAATGATTGGGACTGGTAATATAACAACATTTAATTCGAATGCTGCAATATGTTGTAACTTAGAAATAATAACTGCTGGTAATATAAACTTTAATGGTGTTGTATATTGTGGTACGAATTGTGTAATAACTCATACAAGCGGAACAACAACAGGTAATGTAATTTATTTACAAGCAAATACAACACTTAATACTAGTGCTATGACTTGGAATTATATTTATACTACTAGTAATGTTATATCTGGTCAACCTATTTTTACAAATACCCTTGATATTCTCGCAAATACATCTGCAAATTTTACTAATGATTTTACAACATCAAATTTAATTATGGGTGCTGGTACACTTGGGTTAACAACAGGTAAAACATATAGTGTAACTGGAAGTATGGTAAGTACAGTATCAACACTTGCAGCAAAAGCTTCTATTATAAGTCTTACATCTGGTGTAAAAGCAATATTCAATCTTGGTCAAGGTGCAACACAAGATAATGGTTATCTAAGTGCAACTGATATTGATTCATCTGGTGGACGTTCAATTTGGACATATAAAGGAACATTAACAAGAACAATAAATTGGAATCAATTATCAACCAATCCAAAGAAGCACGTATTAAAAGCAAATAACAGAATACTTAAACATACATAATATGGCATTACAAATAAATTATAATGGAAGTGAAGCTTATTTAAAAGCTATACCAACAACCCTTAATGAATACTATGAAGATGATATTAAAATTATCACATCATACATAATTTATTCAATAAGTATAAATAATGAGATAGTTTTTAGAGATGGTTTTGAAATAAGAATAAATCCAGATTTATCAATATTCACACAAGCTTATGATAAGATTAAAGAATTATATCCAGAATCATCTGATATATAAAAACACAACATCAATAAAGCATATTTATTATAAAACATTATGGCATACAAGAAATCAACTGGAAGGGTAGCAAATAAATTAAAAGGACTTATAAAAGATAGAATTAAGCAACTTGGATTGATTGATACTGGTCAATTATATGATTCAATTATGGTTTACCCAGATGGTGATACATATAACTATTCAATCAAAGGTGAATACTATCTTAAGTACTTAGATGGTGATTTTGATATTATTGAATATTGTATCAATTCACGTGAATTTCAAGATTATATCAAAGAATCAGTTGCACAAGATTATGTTGAATATGAAATTGAAGAATTCAAGAAGATGAACTTGAACAAGTAAACACCAACACCCTAAGCATATTTATTATAAAAGATAAATATGCCTATTACACTTCTTTCAACACCCCAATTAATACAACCAGTATATAATCCAATATATACAAGGGTTTCTTCAGATAAGACATCAGAAGAAGCTTTTAGTTTCATTTTTGACCTATACATCAACGGTAACTTTGTAAACCGTGACCGATTACTTCCAAGACCAGCAACAAATGAAGCTGTATATAGTCCAGCTAGGATTCTTGAATCTTATGTTTCATTTGATAAATCACATAATTATGTTGGTTCATCAGCAAGTACTAACTGTATTGATACATATGAAATCATTTGTGGTGAAGAATACATCAACCCTTTTAGATTTTATGATAATTCAAGTGTATCAAGTGGTTCAACACTATCTGGTTATACCTTATTTTATAGTACAGGAACAACAGCAAATCCATATTTAAGTGGTGATACTGTTTATGTGTTACAAGATGCTGGATATTCATCAGCATACTATACAGGTGTATTTAATGTACTTAGTGCTGATACAACTGGAATTATAGTTGATATTAGACATACAATCACAACACCAGTAAATGGTGGTCTTATTTATTATAGTGATAGAAGAAAAACGGTTTATACTGGTAGTACAGAATATTTATTTAATCCAACTATGGCTGGTGCAGCTGGTAATGGTTGGACAACTTATGGTGTTGATGGTTGTGGTGTTACACTTACTTTAAATAGTGGTGTATTAAAATTAACTGTACCAGATATTACTTGTGGCAATAATTGGTCAACAACAGCAACAACAAATTCAAATTTTGTAAGTGGTGTTGATTATCTAGTAAGCTTTACTGTATCAAATATTGGTAACCCAAGTGGTGAAGCTGAAGCTGTATATGCAAATCTTGGTGGTAATCAAAGTGCAGCTTTTACTGGTACAGGAACATTTAATCAAGTAATGACTTGTGGTACTGGTTCAACATTTACACTTGATTTCTTTAGTGATGCTGATACTGGTGGTTTTGGTGCACATTCAATAACTGTAAGTGCAGCAAGTGTATCAAATATTAATTCATTTTCTGGTTATTCATTTAATGGTGTTGTTCAATATGAACAAGTTCCAACTTGGACTTATTCACAATATGTTTTGACTGGTGCAACAAGTAAATTTTTAACTAATCAACCAACAGTTAAAACTAGACTTAATGAAAGTGGAAGTATTGCTTGGTTGAATCTTCAACCATTTGTTTCTGGTGCTTCATATTATGTGATAGCTGGTGCAACATTTCTTGATGGGTCAACAGCAATTCCTTTGCCATTTCCAATTAATCAAATGACTGGTGCAACACAAACAACAAATGAATTAATCCTTGAATTTGGTGCTTATCCAATTAACTTAAATGTTTTATCACAAGCAATATATGGTGTTGATACAGTTACAAGTAATGTAGCATCATATCAATTATTTTTAGTACAAGAACCAGACCCAATTGGGTCTGCATATACATTTGTACAAATAAGTGAAATCAAAACATTCATAGTAGACCAAGAATGTACGAAGTATGAACCAGTAAGATTTATGTTCTTAAATGCACTTGGTCAATTTGATTATTTCACAGCAACACTATTAAGCCGTGAAAACATCAACATCAATAGAACATCATATCAGAAATCACTTCCATATAATTATCAAGTTGGTGACCGTGGTAAGACTGTACTTACAGTTGATGGTCAACAAACATATACAGTCACATCAAATTGGGTAACAGAAGACACTTGTACTTGGTTAATGGAATTATTCTTAAGTCAAGAAGTATATGTACTTAATACTGATGGTTCATTAACACCAATAGTAATTGATAATACAAGTGTTGAACCTAAAAAAAGGGTTAATGATAGCTTGTTGAATTACACATTCAACTATTCAAAGGCAATAACAAAGAATACACAAAGAAACTAATGCAAAGTAAGATAGAATTATATGTAAGTGGTGCAACTACTGGAACAACAATTGGTCAAATTGATTTATATGGTGATGAACCAATATCATTAAATTATTCAATAAGTGATATCAAGGATATTAGTAAAAGAAATAGTAATTATTCACAATCATTTACAGTACCAGCAAGTAAGAATAATAATATCTTATTCAACCATATTTTCAATATTGGAAGTGATTCATCATTTAACCCAAGTAAGAAGGTATCATCATATATACTTGTTGATTCAATAATGGTTATGCAAGGGAATCTTCAGTTAACTAATATTAAGGTAAAGAATAAAAACCCAATATCATATGATATAATTATTTATGGTGAAACTGATGACTTGGTAAAAGCTATTGGTGATTCTTACTTAACAGACTTAGATTTTAGTGAATTAAATCATAACCGTTCAGCAGAAAATATTGAAGCTTCTTGGACTGCTAATACAGCAAATCTTGGATATTATTATCCTTTGATTGATTATGGTTATGACCTTGATATCACAGAATTAAATTCTGGTGTGCTTTCTTTATTACTTGATAGTGGTGAAGTAACATTTGGTACTTCACTTGCAATTACAGATACATCAAAATCTTGGGTAACAAATGCTTTTGCTTCTTATAATATTAATATCATAAGTGGTACAGGTGCTGGTCAAACAAAAGTAATTTCAAGTAATACTGGTATTGATATTAATATTGCCACATACTGGTCTACAATTCCAGATACAACATCAAGATATACAATTACAAAAAGTGATACTACAAACCCATATAATACAACTGGTGGTGGTTTAAAACCATCAATATTTAAACCAGCATTATCTAATGCTTATTTATTACGTAAAATCTTTAACAATTTTGGATTTAGTATTGAAGGTGATTTTATTGATAGTGATGTGTTTGCACAAACTATTATACCATATAATGGTATTGATGACTTGTCTTTTAATTCAGAAGATATTGCAACATTTCAAGCATATCTTTCTGCACCATTTGAAAAACACCCATCTGGAACTTTTACACCAGCAAATCTTGTTAGTTTTCCTTTTACAGATGATAATGTAACTGGGTCAGATAGAAGTGGTGTTTATTCAGCTTCAACACAAACATATACAAGTCCAGCTGCTGGAACAACAGCAAAATTTTATGTGCATTTAAGTTATGATTATAACTTAACTTATTTACCAGCTGGTGAAGCTGTATTTGATACTTTTTATGTACGTTATTATAGAAGTTCAATAGGAACAAGTACATCAAGTACACCATATTATCAAGATGTAATTGTTGTTGACAGATGTCCAGGATTTTATTTTATGGGTCCAGCTGGAACAGTACCACCACCAGCTGGTTCTGCACTTGGACCACATCAAATTACTTCAAGTGCATCACCACTAATAACACTTGCAAATGGTGAAACTGTTCTTGTAAGAATTTATGTAGCTAATTCAACAGATGTTTTATATCCAATTTATGATACTAATTCAGCTTTTTATAATCGAGTATATACAAATGGTGTTGTAAATAATTATATTGAATATAATAATTATGTACCAAAGAAGATTAAACAAATTGATTATGTAAAATCTATCATCAATAAGTTTAATTTAATGGTTGTACCTAATAAGTATAACAATAAACTAATTAAATTAATACCAAGAAGTGAATACTATGCACAAGGTGAAGTCAAGGATTGGTCAAATAAGTTAGATGTAAGTTCACAAATTGAAGAAGTTGTTATTAGTGAACAACAATCAAAACAGATATACTTTACTGATAAAGCTGATAAGGATTATTATAATACACTTTATACTGATGATACAACAAAGGTATATGGTGAATATACTTACTTTATTGATAATGAATGGTTAGACCCAACATCAAAGAAAACTATTGATACAATTTTTAGTCCAACACCACTTGATAAAGTATTTGGTACTGAAGATTTAATTATACCAAAGATAACTAAGGTTGATAATAATGGTGTATATGGTAAAACTGAATCAAACATTAGATTCTTAAGAAAGAACCAGAACCTTACACCAATCCTTGAAACAATTAAGATACTTGGTGGTAATACTTATAATGGTTACCCATATGCTGGACATCTATCAAGTCCATTTAGTGATGATACAAATCCAATTGATTACAATTTTGGTACAAT